ACATTAAACATAAACTGGATTACTTAACCGAATATTTCAAACACTATCCTGATGATGCTCTTCGCCATGAAGAGATACGAGTGATTAAGAATGAAAAGCAAAAAGATTAATCCGCCCAACTATGGGTTTCTGGATGTTACCCTAGATAAGAGTCATACTGATTTTCTCTACGCACTCATCGAGAAGTATGAACCAAAGAAATCACATCAACAGTGGATGCTCATTGATGATGGTAACCGATTTCAAAAAGAAGTTTTAAACAAAGCAGTCAAAGAATATATTGAGGAGTGGGGATTTCCAGAGAAACTCAAAACAACTCATATACATGAACTCACCTTTCAGAAGTTCTGGGTGAACAGAACAGGAAAGGGAGAATATCAAGCATTGCATAATCATGATGCAGTGTTCTCTTTTGTAGCATGGTTGAAGATACCTTCCAATGCACAGGAAGAACAACATACTCCACATACTATGCACCCAGAAGCGGGGGACTTCATACTTACATATACTGACATTGTAGGTAGAACTCGTAAGGTGAACTGGAAGTTGGAAAAACAATACAACGAAGGACACCTATTACTCTTCCCAAGTGACTGCTATCATGCGGTTTACCCCCATTGGTTAACAGATGAAAAGAGAATATCCGTTGCTGGTGATATCACAATCAACAGTATGGTTTACGGAGGAGCCTATGATCAGCAAATGCCTCTAGGTCCCTGTAATAGTCAGGAGTTTCTTTAATTTGGTGACTATATAATATAACACTATGGACAAATTGATTTGACCGTGGTATACTTACTATG